CTCTGGCGGGTTCAGGATTCTGTTTAATGATATCCTTTAATCTTTTCATTTTGCGTCACTTTTAATTTTATTAAAAGATGCACGGGCTAAATCTCTAGCACGGGACATTGGTGTGTGTATATTACCGCCTTTATCCTTAACATTCTTTGACATTTTTTTCCAACCATCTTTTTCTAGAGCAGACTCTCGATCTTGACGGTCAACGTCCATTTGATTAAATTTACCTTCTTCAACTTGTTCAAATTCTTCTGGTAATTTACCTTTAGGACCGTGAGTACCTAAAGCAGATTTGATAGCAGGTTTAAGTTCTTTTGCTCTATCTCCACGGCGTTTTTCGGCATAAGCACCAGTTTCTTTGCTGACACCTGGAGTATTCATTCCTGGAATGTTTCCTAGATTGGTTTGACCTGTGCGAGGAAACTTATGTGGCAAATTCATACCTGTGCGAGCAAGTAATTTATCAGCTTCTTCAACTTGTTCTACTTCTTCGTTACGGTTCTTTGCAAGGTTCTCAGGAGCAGAAATAGAATCTTTCTTAGGACCTTTTGCATCAGCCATAGTCAATGGTGTGTCACCCTTTGCTTTACGGAGATAAGCAGGAACATCCGATTTACGGACTGTTTCTAAAAGCCTAGCGGCAAAAGATTTACTTTCTTTAACTTTCTTTTTGCCACGGAGAATAGCGAAATCTTGAGAATCAATTTTATTATTGTGATTGGCATCAATCTTATCTTGATTACCTTTGAGTTCTTCTTTCATCTCTTTGTCCTTAGGACCTTTGAGAGCATCAACAGGAGATTTAGTTTGATCTTGGCGAGCTTTCTTAGAATTACCATAAGAAGAACCATACACTTTTGTTCCAGTTGGAGTTGCAACTTTTTCGTGGCCAGATTCACTCAATGTTTGGGATTCAGCGGGTTGTGCAGGAGCAAATGGAACTCGGCCATTTGGAGTTTCCACTACAACAGGTTTTGGTTCTTCTTTTCCAAGAACTTTATTGACCGCATCGATCATTGATTGACTTACTTTACTGGATGAAAACATTTTTATTCTCCGTTTATTTTCTTTTCTTTTTCGAAACAGTTGTTGCTCGAATTTTATTATCATCAGGTGTCACTAAAGGTTCTTTATTTGTGGCACCACCAAGAGTTCCTCCGACACCCATATCACAGGCACCAGGATCATCTATTGCTTCTTTTCTGAACTCACCAAAAGCTTTCTGTTCACTATACGTTTGATCACCTAAACCAACTCCTACACCTGATCGTGAATTGAATGTTGCACCAATTCCTAATCCTTGATTCTTTTGCATACTGTAAATGTCATTGAATGTTTTTCTTTTTAAGCTTTTGGTTTTTTCTTTATCTTGCTGGAAGTTGGGCTCTTTCGGCGTGGATTGGATTTTGATTTTGGGATCGCTGGCTTCGTATGTACGGAAGGTGTAACCGGAGTTACTGGCGAGGTCACCGTCACGGACGTCATCTTGCTTTCCGGCTTTTCGCTGGATTTGCTGGACTGGACTGTTGTTGTCAACGAGGACTTGACCGGTTTTACTTTTAATTTTTCTAAGAAATTTGTTAGAAATTTGAACATTTTTATCTTCCTTGAATAATGATTCTATCTTGTAATTAGTATACGATTTGTTATTCCTACACAACCAATCTTCAGCTGTTTCATTTAATACCCTTGAATCCAGAAATTCATTAGTGGATTCATATATTTGATGGATATCTTCTTCTTTACTATCTATGTCGCCTGTATTATCTAATGGAACAAATACTTTAAAGGCTTCGGTGAAATATTTAGTATTTCTCTGTGATTTTGCCCATTTATCACGGCGGACCGATTCGATCATCATTCTGGAGAGTAATGAATTTCGTTCTTTACTGGCTTCATCTGATGTATCCACAAAGACCATCATGGTTTCGTAACCTAATTCTTCAAGTTCTTCTTTAATATGTTCAATCTTCTCATTATCATCAGCAGGACCATTAACAATTAATGGACCACGGTTGCGGATAGCTTCTCTCCGCATATCTTTTGATTGTTCAGATAATCTCTGTTTATCAGCCAAGTAATCGATGGCTTGGACAAAATTGAGTTCTACGATACGGCTTTCGGAGATGGCTTCACGGATAACAATATCTTTACCTGAACCAGGACCACCAGTTACAAAGATTGCTTTGAAAATACCACGGTCAACATCTTCGTGTATTCCCATACCTTTACGAACATCTCTATACAACTCTTTGGCATGCGCTTCGTGTTTCACCATGTGAGAAGATAGACCTTTTTTGAATTCTTGATATTTGTTTGATTTGGCGTGTTCTCGCATCTTGGTGCCGGACATACCTTCAGCACCTTCTGCGTCAGGATCTCTAGATCCGGATGAGTGAACTGTAATCTTTTTAAAATTATATGGCACATGACCTGACTTGTCGGCTTTACCATTATAACTGTTTAATTTTTCTTTATATTCTTTGACACGATCCGAACCAGCAACTACATGAAGGTGTGTAACACCTTGTTTATGGAGCTTTTCAGCGTGATGAAAGATTGTTGGATGTTCTTTATCTGAACCTTCAATATTAGTATTTGGGAAAGCTCTCTTGGCGTGCTTAATTTTATCTTTTTGACTTAATGGATCTTTTTTAGCATTCGTTGTGTGTGAAAGTACAACATGGTGTTCAGCATTATGTTTGGTTGCTACTTCTTTAACCTTGTCGATAACCTTTTCGTGTCCTGCTGTTGGTGGATTCATCCGACCAAAAGCTAACACGGCATGTTTACCAGAGCCTTCTTTTTCTTCGACTAATTCTAGGAACGATTTCATTGTTTTAAGATGCACCTATCTTCATATTTGTCAAAGGACCATTGTTGTGTTTAGATTGTAAACTCAAAACTTTGGCGCCTTTTGTATCATGTTCGTGTTCGTGTGCATGAACGTTAATATTTGCTTCGCCACCTTTATGGAAAGATAAATGATGAGCATTTCTAATTTTATGATATGTTTCATTGTCGGACGGATCGCTTACCGTAGCTTTGGCTTTCTTATCATGACCACCTTGGCCATGAACTTTAACATAAGGTAAAGAATGTTCTGAATTGCCTTTAATGTAAGTATGTAGAATATGATGTTTTAATTCTTCCGGATGAGTTTTAGCCATTGAAGAATAACCTTTATGCAGTTTATCTCTCACTTCATTATTAATTATTTTGGCGTGTTCGCCGGCTTTTTTGTATAACTCACTTTTTTTATATTTTGGATTTTCTACTTTTTTCTCATTATCTAGGTGTTTAGGCCCTTTGATAGCTCTTACTGCTGCAGCTTTATTTGTGCCAAGTCCATGTTTAGTCATAAACTCTTGGTGGCGTGTTTGTACATGGCCATGGATATCATACTCACTCATGATTTTCTCCTGAATGTTTGCCTAAAAACTTACTGAGTTCTTTTGTTCCGCCATTATGAAAAGGAATCTTATTAACTTTACTTGACTTAGCAGACAATCCAAGATAGTGATGTTTTGCTGTAGCGGGTTTTTTATGAAATTTGACAGCAATGTCCGATGGGTTTTCTTGTTGAGTGGCTTTGAGGCCTGTTTTTCTCTCAATGTCGCCAGGTTTTGGAGTTAAATGAACTTCGTGAACACCTTCATAACCTCTTTTTTTAGCATGTTCATGAAAAACTCTGGATTGTTCTTTAGCTCTATCTTCTTGGGTTTTTACTTCGTGTGTACCATATTTCTTATCATGATCGGCTAATTTTGATTTGTGATATTTGTCCTGTGTTTCATGTTCTTTGTCAATATACTTTCCAGAATTTAAATGTTTAGCCAATTGAGTTTCGTTGTAACCACCACGATAAGTATTTAATTCCGCTGATGCCGCCTTTGCAGCTTTATGTTTAGCACTATCTGCGGCTGACATGGCAGGTTTTTTGGCAAGTTCATCCAATCTTTCTTCATGTAACTTGTCGACCAAAATTAAACCATGGTCTTTTTTCAATTCTTTAGCTGCTTCATCTGGAGTTAAATGTCCGGAAACTGTGTGAGCCAAATCGCCATATTTGTTATGGACGTTATATACATTGTTCTCGGTATCATGACTTAACTTATACATTCCTTTGGTTGGATGATAAAAAGAATGGAATCCTTTTTTAATCTGTTCCAATAAGTAACTTTTAAAACTTATCATTTTCTCACCTTTAACAAATTTTGTTTAGCAAACTCAGCACGATTAACCAACTTAGTAGGTTCTTCTTTATCGCCTTCAGGTTTATGGTTCACTACAAAACCCTCAGGTTTAGATTTCTTACCATCAATATGGTGGTGATATCTACCTTCATGAGTTTCTAATGAGTTAACCAAAGAGTTTTTAGCCTGATGTAAATGATGGTGCATGGAGAATAGATTGCCGTAATGTTCTTTATGCTTTTCTACATGAGCAATCTGTTTCTTGCCTTCACCAGTTTTTTCTGTTTTAGATTTTTCTGTTGAAACTTTAGAAGCTAACTTTTCATGAACATCATGTAAGTGTTGTTTAAATCCTTTGACACTAGGAACTTCATCATGCCTTACTGTTTTGTTTATGTATGTTGATAGGTGGCCAGATTCTCCACTATGTTTTGGATGAACGGCATCATACATTTTGTGGCCATGTGTATCATGGATTTCTTTGGCGGCTGTCATATGTTTTTGAAAGTGTTTCTCATTCTCAGGCGAATGCTTTACTTTACTTGTGTCATGTTCAGCACCGTGTAAATGGACATCCGGATGTTCTTTAAACTTACTCATATCTGGATGAGGAGAAACGGACATATGGCCGATGTCGGATCCGTGGTATTGTTGGTGTACCACCACACCAACCTTGGATTTCTTAATCTTATCAGCTTCACCTTTTTCTTTAGGAGTATAGGTGATTGTGTTAGGTGTAAATGACACCTTAGAATCTTTGGCTTCTACAATATAACCCTCATGGAGAGTTTTGGTGTCGGCGTGGTGCATCAAATCACCTTGGTATACACCAGTTTTTGGTGTTACTTTAGGTAGATGCTTTAAAGCGTGTTTGAGTGTTTTCACTAAACCTGGTGCGTGTCCGTGGTTCTTTTCAATATCTTTATCTGTATGATTGATCTTAGGGTTCTTATTGAAGGCCGACTTCGTGGCCACAAAGAATTTACCATTTTTAGGGTGATGACCAAAAACGATTGATGGAGAACCATCATATTTCATCGTCAGGTTACTATTTTGATGTCCAGCAGTAATATGTGCATGAGCTTGATTTAAAGCACCAAAAGCGTGTTCGAAACCCTTG